TGAGGAGGTATGGGATTCATACCTACCATACTTATCAGCACAAGTACAACAACAGGTAGCACTTGGTGGTTTTACAGGATTAACAACAGAACAAGTTATGGCTAATATAGAATCTACTGCTTTAAGTTCTGCACAAGTTGAAACATTAGTTACTACATCATTAAACAATTATTCAAGAGCAGTTGGTTATGGTGTTATGCAAGAGAACCCTGATGACACACTATATTGGTATATAGGCCCAGCAGATGGAAAAACAAGAGATATATGTTTACAGCAAATATCAGCAGGTAAGATAACACAAAAAGAAATAATAAGTAATTTTGGGGCAGGGGTTTTAATAGATGGTGGTGGATTTAATTGCAGACACTCTTGGGAAGTAGCAGGAACTGTATCAGAATTTTATGAGAGTAAAGATGCTGAAAAACTTAAAAAAGAAAAAGGATTAGAAGATGCTTAGTCATAAATGGTTCAAAGAAGTTGGAACACAGATAAGAGAAGCATATAGAACTCACGTTTTTACTAAGGGGTTAGATGTAGATGATAAACCCTTTTCATCTAATTATAATCCAAAATATAAAGCATTAAAACAAGCAGGGAAACTTCCAAGACAAAGAGGTAAAGTATCAAAGATATATGCTCCAATAGTTAGTACAGATCTACTTAGAGATTTTGGAACTATATATAAAGTAACAGATACAGGGTTTCAAATGGGTTGGAGTACATATGGTGCTAGAGTAGAAAGTTTAAGAAAACAAGGTAGGGAATTAACAACAAAAGAAGATGCCTTGCCAAAGAGTATAGTAAAGATATTAAAGCACGAAACTGATAAGTGTATTAAAAAGGGATTAGGTGGCAATAAAACCACTAGACACAAGATTGGTAAATAAATTATCATTTTGATATTACTTAAAACAAATTATATTATAGATAGAAATTTTCATTAAATATCCACTAAAGGAGTTAAAATGTCAGAAGAAAATAAAGTAGAAGCTCAAACTACCGTTGAACAAAACAACGATAATAAAGGCAACACAGAAGTTGATAAAAATGTACCGTATGATAGATTCCAAGAAGTAGTGCAATCTAAAAATGAGATGGCAGGACAAATTGGGAAACTTCAGGCACAGATAGATAAGATGAATAGTGATAGCAAATCAAGAGCAGAAGCTAAGATGGTTGAAGATGGAAAGCTGAAAGAAGCACTTGATCTTGTTACCAAAGAAAGAGATACTTTTAAAGGACAATCTGAACAATGGAATACATATCAGACTGATAAAAGAGAATCTCTTATGTCTAAACTAACTGATGATACTGATAAGAATATCGCAGAAGGTTTGAGTGATTTGAATAAACTAGAAACTTATGTTAATAAGGTTGTTAATGTTAATGCTCCCTCTACATCACAGGCAAGAGCCACAAGTGGTAAAGTAGGTGAAATGGGTGGTTATTCTTCTTGGGAAGAATTTGCAGTTAAAGATCCTAAAGGTGCTGAGAAAGCAATAGCAGCAGATACAACTAATTACATTAAATAGACACTCAAAATGAAGGCCTAACAAGGTAGTTGAAAGAGTGTTAAAATTTAGGAGTGTTTTATGGCAAACACAGATGTCGGTGTTGCAGTAGGTGGTTTAGGTAAAACCATTGCAGCAGCAATCGTTCAATTTAATAAGGCAGCAGTTACTCCTGCGACTATTTCAATGGCAGCTGCACCTTCAGGAACAAGCACTGTTCAATTTCCTGTATATGCAAAATTAGGAGCATCATCAGTTACTAATGAAGGATCAGGTGATGAGGACACAGAAGTAGCAGCAACAAGTATTACAACTGCTGCAACGAGTGTTACAGTGTTAAGAAATCATATTAACGCTAGAATTACTGATTTAGCAGCACATGGTAATAATGATGCTTTACTGATTAATGCAGGACAAGTTCTTGGTAATGCAGTAGCAACAGAATTTGATGCCAATATATGTGCAAGATTTGATGCTTTTGCAACATCTAAAGGTACTTCAACTGAAGGACTAAGATGGATTGATATAATGGATGCAGTTGCTTCACTAGAAACTAATGATGCGCCTCGCCCTTATTCAGCAGTTCTTCACCCACAACAAATGTATGGTTCTTTTGGACTATCAAATGAATTGGGACAGGTTGCAGCACTAAACGGAAGTAATGGTGCTTTTGGTGCAGGTTCAAGTGCTTCAGAATCCTTCTTACAAGCAGGTTTTGTAACATCACTTGCAGGTGTTAATTTCTATACATCTCCACAAGTAATTGATGGATCAGATGGAACTGAAAAGAAAGGTGCTATTTATGCTAAAACAGCACTAGGTTGTGGTTACATTGATTTTGGTGGTGGTAATTTTATAGAAATGAGAACTGAAAGAAATGAACTAGGTGCTTCTACTAATTTGGTTGCCAATGGTTATTGGGCAAGTGATGAATTAGTTGATTTACACGGTGTTGAGATATTTACAGAAATATCTTAATAACTAGTTGTTAATAATAATGGTAGGGTGGTATGTCGGATTACCACCCTACTACTATCAATATGTCAAGTAAAAAAAATATCATAAAAAAATCAAAACCTAAAAAAGATATTGGTAATCTGAATAATAAAGAATTTGGTGTAGAACTTGATCCTACAAATAATCTATGTTTAGCAGAGGATGCAGATAAAGGACAACAAGCATATTATAAAGGTTCAAAAATGGCCTACACGGATTATATCAATGAGGTAGGGCATAGAATCAATAAAGGCAAGAATGGTAAAGGAACAGATAATATTGGTTGCTTTGGTGGTGTAAGTTTTGATGAAGATGGTAAAATTATAAAATCTTAATTGGAGATGAAATGAAAGAAACAAAAAAATCAGTAAAGAAAGAAGTTAAATCTAGTGGTAAATATAAAATAACTAAATCTAATGGTAATGTTATATACAGAGAAGGTTTAGGAGATTATGTTAAGGTTTATGAATCTAAAGGTTGGAAAGTGGAGGAGGTATAAATGGCAGATATTATATTTACACCTGTAACAACACAAGCAGCACTAGGAACAAATACAGGTGCAGCATCTAATGTGGGTAGTAGTGAATTTGTAAGGCTTCATAATTCAGCAGATGCAAATACAGAACATTTAGTTACTCTTGAAGAATCAGGAGGAACTGATATAGGCACATTTACTTTAGGTGGAACAGAATCAGTTATTATAAGAAAAGCAACAACTGATAAACTATTTGCTGCTGATGCAGCAGTTCTTGCTTGTGGTGTTTCTGTTTGTTCCATTAGAAAAAAAGTATAATAAATGTCCTTAATAGATAGTATAAAGAAACACGAGGGATTCAGTCCTGTTGTATATAAATGTACAGCGGGATATGATACTATCGGTTATGGTAAGAGGATCAAGTATCTTAAAGTAACTGAAGAACAATCAGAAGAATGGCTTAAAGAAGATCTTGAGCATTTAAAGTATGTACTAGCAGATAAATATGAATGGTTCTTACCTGCTCCACACGAGGTAAGAGATATTGTTATAGAAATGTCGTATCAACTAGGTGTAAAATCATTTAGTAAGTTTCGTAAAACTATATTCTTATTAGCAAATAAAGATTATAGAGCAGCATCTACTGAGATGCTAGATAGTAAATGGGCTAGAGATGATACACCTTCAAGAGCAAAAGAATTAAGTGATAGAATGAAAAATATAGACTAATATGCCAAATCAAATTGTTTGCCCTAAGTGTTATAATCACGGAATGGCTAAATCAGGATTCTCTGATGGCAGACAAAGGTATTTGTGTAGAGAGTGTGGTTTTAGAACAGTACATGGCATAGAAGATGTAGATATAGTTACAGAGAATGTAAGACTTGCTAAACAAAAGCAATCAGCACAGGATCTTAACAGGATTGAAAGAAAGTCTTTTAGGGAACACGCAAGGATTGAAAATGCTGTTTCTGAATATAGTAAGAACTTAGTATCGCTTTTTGAAAACCATAGATTATCTAAGTATGTTGTAAAACATAAAGAGAATAATTCTTGTGTGGGTGTAATACAATTTAGTGATGTTCATTTCAACGAACTTGTTAATTTAGAACATAACAAGTATGATTTTTCAGTTGCATCTGCAAGATGTAAGTTATTTGTAGATAAAACTACTACCTACTTTAATTCAATGGGCATCACTAATGTATTAATGGTACAATCAGGTGATTTATTAAACTCAGATAGAAGATTAGATGAATTACTACAAATGGCCACTAATAGAGCAAAAGCAACATTCCTAGCAGTTGATATACTTCAACAGGTAATCCTTGATTTAAACACTAATTTTAATGTTTCTGTGGCTATGGTAACAGGTAATGAGAGTAGAGTTAAAAAAGATTGGGGTTGGAGTACCCTAATTGCAACAGACAATTATGATTATACAATATTTCAGACATTAAAGTATTTATTTAAAGATAGTGATATAAAGTTTATTGATGGTGATCCTACTGAAGTAGTAGTTGAAGTTGCAGGACAAAACTTATTAATATTACATGGTAATGGTTCAATTAAAAGGACTGCTATTGAATCTTCTATTAATCAAATGATTGGAAGGTATAGAATGAGAGGAACTAAAATAGATTATGTTATATTTGGACACATTCATTCTGCAAGAGTTGGTGATAACTATTCAAGGAGTTCTTCAATGGTAGGTGCTAATGATTATAGTGAAAAAGCACTTAACCTAGCAGGAAGGGCATCACAAAATTGTTATATCTTCTATAATAATGGGAATAGAGATGGTATTAAGATTGATCTACAAAATTATTCTAGTGGCTACGATATTGACAAATCATTGGAATCCTACAATGCTAAGTCAAGTGATAAGGTTAATAAAGGCACTACTATATTTAAGGTAGTGGTGTGAATTGGTTAGAGATACTAGAAAAATATGGAATACCATTGGTTGTAGCAGTTGCTATGTTTATGATGGTAAAGCAACAAAACAATTATATACAAAATGAACTATCAAAAGAATTAAGGGAAAGTTTTAACAGAATTGAGGGAATTTTAATTAAGTTAATTGATAATTCCAAGAAGGCAGAGATAAAACAGGAAGGCTTGATTAAGAGTTATAAATCTTTAGTAGAAATAATTACAAGGATTTTAAATAAATAGAGGTATAAATGGGGAACAGTTTAGATAGTGTGTTTCAAGGGATCTACAAATCAATAGTAGAAGCACAGAACACAATAGAACAACATTATGTAGGTGAAGTAAAGGAAGATTACTTTGATAAGAATGGAAAACCATATATGATACCTGTACAATTACCAAATGGTGATAATGGTGAATTAAAGACAGTTAATATACCTGTAATTACTTTAGTACCACATAATGGTATGGCTATTAAAGAAGTAGAGATAGAGATGGAAGTCGCATTATCTCAGGGAGAATCTGAAGAAATAAATAAGAGTAAAGCAACAAAGAAGAAACCAAGCATGATTCATAAATTTATAACAGATTTAAGCAGAAGAACTAAGGGCCGAGATATGGCCAAGATAAAAGTGAAGTTTAATGGGCAAGATGCTCCTGAAGGTTTGGCTCGAATTAAAGATTCACTTGTTAAGATAATCCCTAACTAAACGGAGAATAGAGGCATGGCAACACAAGACACAACAGTTAAAGCATTCGTAGGTTTACCTATTGAAGATTTAATATGTTCACCAATCATAGGTGCAGCAAAAGGACAAAGAGCATTAGCACAAGAAACATTAAGTTTTGTTAATGACTTAGCATTTCTACCAAAAGACAATGATGATGGATCTAAGAATGCGAATATAATTGATGTTAGTTTAGACAGATTAACTAATTCTTCAACAACAGGTGAAATGGCTCATGTGAATCAAAAAATTCAAATGCCTATGATTTCACTTGTAAATATACCTAATTTTGCAATGGACACTATGGAGATTGACTTTGTAATGAGTGTTGGACAGACTTCATCAAACACAGATACTTCTTCATCAAGTACAGATACAACTACTAAAGCAAGTGTTAGTGGTGGTGCTTCTTGGGGTTGGGGTAGTGTAAAGGCTTCTGCTTCTCATAGTGTTACAGGCCATGTTGCAGCATCTAAAACAAATACAAGAGCAACTGATTTTAGTGCTAAGTATGAAGTTCATGCAACTGCTAAACAATTACCTCCTACTGAGGGTATGGCTAAATTTACACAGATAATGGCATCAGTAATTGAACCTATTAATACTTCATCTGAGGCAGGAACAGTTTAATGAGCAAAGAGTTGGACAATTATAGAAGGGAAGTAACAATACATCTTCAGCATCATAGCGAAAAGATTGATGTTGTTATTTCCCATCTTGAAAAGATTAATGGTAGGTTACAGAAAGCAGAGAAAGATATTACTACACATAGAACAGTAGGAATTACAATATCTTCTATTATAGGTTTTTTCTTAACATATTTAGGACTAAAAGATTGACAGGAAAAGAATTTAAACAAGCAGTAAATGATATAAAACTATCTATACACGAATTAGGAGAGAGGATCACTAATTTAGAAAGAGATTCTCACCCTCCTGTATTCAAGAAAGATAGCTATGATGAGATAGATGCTAGATTACAAATAATTGAAGCATTCTATAATAATATAAAACTTATAACAACAGATAATAAGGAGATTCAATAATATGGAATTTTTTACAAATAATATTACTTTATTAACAGGTGGTGGCGCATCAGCGATTGCGCTATGGTTACTTAAAAGAATACCAAATGATGATTTATATTCATGGGTAGAAACAGGTGCTTATTGGGCAGGATCTGTAATTACTCTAGGATTGGGGAAATGGAGATGGACTAAAGGGATATGGAATAAAACGGTTGAACCATATCTAATTGATCTTGTGGATAATACAGCAGGAGCAGCAGTTGAAGGCTTCATTAAAGGACTTAGAAGCGACAAGTAATTAATGAGATTATCTGATATAATAAAACACACTAAAAAATTCTTTGAGAAGAAAAGAAAGAATCCTATACAACTTGAAAATGATAGCAATTTGGAATCAAATCTTAAGTTCTTAAAGGTTAGTGATAAATCAACACCTTTACAAATATCAGATGATACAATAAATGTTCAGGGTAGTTTAACTGTCAATGGTGATTCTGTGCAAACAGGTTCTGAAGTTGGTACTGTTACTGCCCTGAATAGTGCAACAGAGAATGAACTTGTTACGGTGGGATCTACTACAACAGAACTTGATGCAGAAGCAAATCTTACTTTTGACGGAACTGATTTATCAATAGCAGCAACAGGAAAAATCTATTTAGATGCAGGAACTGATACATATATACATGAGGCATCTGCTGATAAGTTGGCCTTTGTTGTTGGTGGAGTAACTATGCTTGAGATTACTGAAGCTCTTACAGATGGAGTATTTGTTAAAAACTCACATTTAGTTTTAGATGCAACAAAAAAAATATTTTTTGATGGTAGTATTTCAGGACATACACATATAACAGAATTTTCTGATGATATTTTAGATTTTTATGTAGGTGGAGATAAAATGTTTGTTTTAGATGAAGCCAATGATAAGATTACCTCAAATGCTACAAATCATGTATTAGGACTTGCTGATGGTACTGAATTTAGTGTAGCAAATAGTTCTTATGCAGGAACGATATTGGGTTATAGAATGATTGGAGAAGATGCAGCACACGATTCTAAAGCTGTAACATCATCATTTGTAACGGTTGATAGTGATATGACAGTTAGGTTTGTTGCTCCTCCAAGTGGGAGTGTAGAGGTTATGGTACAAATAGAAATAGATACTGCTAGTGGTAGAAGTATATTTTTTGGTTTATCGGACAATGCAACATATAATTCGATAGGAAACAGTTATGAACAAATAACAGCCTTTATAGATGAAACAGATCAATATGCGCATCAACATTATTGGACTGTGACAGGATTAACAGCAGGAGATACATATAATTATTGGTTAGGTGCAAAATCATCAGGTGGTATTGGAAACAATTTAAGGTGGGGTGGTAGTGGAGCAGATAGACATTGTGATTTTATAATGAAGGTAATAGCATTACCAGCAGCAGTATCAGATTTTGCAGAGTATGATTAAATATATGTTTAAAAATTCAAATATTATGTTATATTATAATGATAATAATGGGGAAAATATATGGCCTTGACAGGAAAAACACCATCAGCAACTTATAAAGATTTACTAACTCTTGAAAATTCTAACAACGGTGTTGATAGTACATTAAGAAATATTAGAACAGGTAATGGATCTAATACATCTACTACTGTTTCAGACAGATCATTAGCAGTAAAATCTGCAACTAATAACACAGCAGCATTTGATGTTCAAAATGCTTCAGGAACATCTAGGCTTCTCGTAGACACTACTAATAGTCAAGTTAAAGCATTAGGAAATCATGTTAATACTCAATATGCTTATTTTGGTATAGGTAATGCTGATTCTGTAAATTTTGCAGCAAATACACATCACCCTATACCGTTTGTAAGTATTAATCATGGTTCTGCTTCTGTGCAAGATAATCTTACATTTGGTACAGGTACAGATCCTGCAACAACATTTACAACAGCAGATGGAGCAAATACTGATGCTAGTTTACTTGTACCTGTTATGTGGTATGTACCTGATGCAATAACAATAGATAGTGTTTATTCTTTAGAGGGCGCTGATGATGCAACAGGCGATACAACAAGATTTCATTTAATGGGTTATACATTTACATCAGGGAGTACATCAGCATTAACAAGTGGTACATTATTAGCACATAATTCAGATGTTACTAATGCAGGTAGTGAACAGGCATATTTATCAACATGGACAGTAGATAGTTCAACAGTAACAGCAGGTAAAGTAATTTTAGCATTTTTTGAAAGTGATTCAGTTAATTCAGATTACTCAGTTAATATAACGGTAAAATATCACCTAACTTAGGAAGGAAAAATTTTTATGGCATATAGTAGTAATAGAACAAATTTATCAACAAGAAGCAGAAGTAGAAGTAGAGGTGGTGGAATACAATCTGCAAATATAAGTCTTAGTGTGAATACAGCTGATGGCAATTATTTATGTGAATCAGGTAAGGGCTATACAGAAAAAGCAAGTATTATACAAGATTTAACTAATACTGATAGCTTTATAACTATTTCTTCTTTTAGTAAGAATTTAAGTGCATTAACTGTTCAGAATGCCAAAGTAATAGTATTAAAGAATATCAGTAATATATGCCAAGAGGTTATGATCACTATGTATGATTGGAGAAATGATAGTGGTGCAACTACTATGGATACTCATAATAGTATAGATATTAATGCAGAAGCAACAGGTGGTGGTGCAACAGCACTTAGAACTATAAGTATGGTTTTACCAGCAGGTGAATTTGTTTATCTGCCAAATAATAGAATGTTAAGTTATGCAGTATTAGATGGAGGAACACTTGAATCAGCAGGTAAGGCAGCAGCAGGAACAATAGCAATAGAACCTAAAGATATTAATAGTGGAAATGAATATGTAGATATGCACGTATTTTCAGGTAGTACATATAATAGTGGTGCAGATATACAGGTAACAGAAGATATTGCGATAGATGAAACAGAAATTGATGTTGATGATGGTGATTGGTTTAAAGCAGGTGATTTAATTATGATTAATTCAGAGGTAATGTCTGTTGAATCTATATCAACTAATACATTAACAGTTAAAAGAGGTTTATTAGGATCAACTGAAGCTGCACATTCAGATGATGATGATTTAAGGTTTTTCTTTGGAAATGAACATTTAAAATATAATAATGGTAAATGTCAAACAGATGCCAATGGGAAGTTCTCCCAAAGAGGAGCATTCTTTGGATACGGAAGATCATCAAATGCTTCAGATAATAAAGCAGATGGAATCGTGCCAGGATCTGTTGCAATAGGGGCTTTTTATAGTCTAGGTGGAAATTTAGATTGGGGATTAACAGGTATTAGCGCTTCGGACAACACAGGTTTGGTGGCCTCAACAGAATACACATTTCATATAGTAGTAGATGAATATAATGTAGGTGGATTTGATTCAGTATCAAGTGAAACTGCAATAGCATTCACGACAGATGCTTCAGACACCAGTTTTGCAGGAACAGGCAACTCTGTATTATCTAAGATACAGGCTAGATTTGATACTTTATATTATGATGCTTCATCAGGATTATTTAATAAAAAAGTTACAATAGCATTACATAATGGAGATATTAGAGTTCAATCACACTCAAATAATAGTGATACAAGGGTTGGAATAGGTAATGTTTCAGGAACTTCACCATTTGATGTTGGTAGATTCCCTGCATTATCAAGTGGTGTACCTCTTTTAAAAGGTAGTCCACATGGTGGAGGAACAACTGATACTATTGTATATGGCCCTGCTTCAAGTTTAGCACCTGAAACGGTAGTAGAACCTGTAACAGGTAAAGTGGTTCAAAATTTAAATGCTTTTATACTTGATGATGGTAATGGAAATTTAATACATGATGGAGCAACTGTTGGAAGGATTTCTTATGTTACAGGACATTGTAATTTTATACATTTACCTAATGCTGAATTTAAAATATATGCAGAATCACAATCAGCGCACTCAGGAGGATCTAAGTATACGGCAGGTTCATATAATACAATTACAGCAATAGATGCTAGAAGTATGAATCCAAAAGCAAACAGCAAAATAGAAATGTTATTACTAGGATAGGAGAATTATGGCAACAACAAACTTTACATATGCAGGAATAGCAGATTTAACTAAATACTTTAATAGAGTTAATGATTTTGATTCTAAGGTGCAAATATTTCCAACATTAACATCAGGTAATCTTCATTTATTTAGAGATTGTGGATATGTTGAAACATTGTTTGTAAATGGTGAGGAGTTAGCAGCAGCGCAATCAACATCAGGTGCTGTTGATAGTAATGGAGAATGGTTTTATGCAAGTGGAACAAATCAAGTAGAATATTATAATAGTAATTATTCTTCAACTACTATAAACGAACAAGTATTTGAAGTAGGTGTAGATTTTTCAGATTTTTTAAATCAAACATTAGTTGATGCAAGTTTAGAATTACATAATTATATAGATGCAAGATATTCAACACCTATTGAGAAACAAAAGCAAATAGATTTAGATACAGATGTAGAATATGGTACTTCTGAATATGATCCAATTATAATTAAATCAGTATGTTATATTTCAGCATCTAATCTTATTAGAGCAAAAGAAGGGCCAAGTGAAGAAGCAGATTATTTTATGAGTTTAGTAACTAATCCTGAAAGAACAGGTTTGGTTGATAAACTTAATGATGGTATATACAAATTATCTAGTGAAGTAGATGCTAATGATAAAAAGGGTAAAATATTAAGAAGAAATGTAGCATCTTCAACAGATATGGATTTAGTAGAACTTGCAGGTGAATATACAGGTGGGAATTATGATTTAATTAAAGTTGATATTGCCACAGCAGGTGCATATGGTGTTGCAACATTTACTGTTAGTTATTTATCTGATAATAAATTAGAAGGTGCTACCACAAGTGCAGAGATAATTACGGGAGGACTTCAGCATATTTACGGTGGGATTTTTGGGAGATGGAGAGGAATTTACTCTAATCCAGCAAATTATTGGCACATAGAAGTACATGGATCACATAGGAAACAAACAAATAAGAGTAATTCTACTATTGAGATGGTTAGATAATGGCAGTTACCTATACCAATAATTGGGCCAATATATTAAAGGCTTTAAAGAGCAAAATTAGGGCAGAGATGAAATGTCCTGTATATAGTGATTGGTTTGATGAAACAAAAGCAAATCAATTTATAAGAATTATTCCTGTCGGTTCTAGTCAAGAAGAAAAGGCAACTTTTATGGAACAAAGGGAATATGAGATGAATTGTCAATACTATTTTTTAAACAGAAAAAATAAACAATTTCAGAATTATGTTTTAAATCAGGTAAGTATATTAGAGGCATTAGTACACGATAATATAACCCTTGATTTAGCAGATAGTACAAGAGCAATAGATGTTACATTGGGTGATCTTGAATTTAATGTAGAAATAGAAGATTATGATGATTACTTTGTTTGTCAATGGACATTAAGTTGTATTCATTTTGGTAATTTAGGTTAAGGAGAGGTATGAAAATTAAAACAAATAATAAATTTAAAGATAGACTTGATAGTACATCATCACCTTGTACAGGGGTTGAGTATTCAAAGCTAAGTAGAGGTGAGGTTGTAGATGTTAAAGATGAAGTTGGTGATAAATTAATAAGATGGGGTTTAGCAGAAAAAATTAATTCTCCTAAGCCTAAGAAAGTAAAGGAGAAAAAATAATATGGCAATAAGCACAGTAGTAAAAAATGCTCAAGATGCTCAGCTTGGTATCAAAGTAGAAGGTACTTTTGGTGTTTCTTTAGATGCTGATGCAGATGATGATAATATAGATAGTACAGCATATAGAAGAATCCCAATGGCAACGGTAACAAAACCTACATTTAATGTTCATAGAGAAAGCAGAATGTTATCAGGGAGAGGAAGTATTAAAGATGCAGGAGATACACTATTAGTTACCAAAGGAGGAACAGTTACCTGCCCTTTTGAATTTATAGCAACACCTGAACTTATGCTTCAACATTTAATGATGGTTGGACAGGACTTTACTGATGATACTAGTAATGTATATACAGTTGAATGGGATGGATCAAGTAATAAAGTTGCAATAGGTGGTACTGTTAGTTCAGGACTACCTCATACAGTTAATTTAGCATATATGCCATCAGCATCTAATGTAGCAGATGGAATAAGAATTAATGGTACTATGATTTCAGATATGACAATTAAAGGTGATTATGGTGTAAATTCAGGTGCAGTTACTATTAGTGGAAATTATTTTAGTGGTTTCTCACATTGTACATCAGGAGATGGAGTTGCAAAATCACAACTAGAACAAACATTTGATGGAACTTGGGTTGATCCTGATGAAAATGTTTTCTTCCATATGTCTGATTTAAAGACAAAGCAATTAGATGTTGATACTAATACTAATTATGATATGTTAATCAAATCATTTGAAATCAATATTGCAAATAATGTGCAACAATTAGGTGGTGATGGACTTGGATTCCCTGAAATGTATGTTATCCCACAATTTGATATTACAGGTAATTTAGTAATAAAATGTGATACTAATTTTGATTTATCAGCAGGAACTAATGTATTGCAATCATTTTTTGATAAAAAAACACTATCATTACAGCTTAAATTTGGTGATAATACAGTTACTAGTGTAGGT